TTGGTTATATGTATAGAATCTTGTCACGGGTATGACAACCTAAATTTATTTTTTGAAAATGCTCATAGAGTACTCAAAAAAAATGGTCGACTAGTTTTAATGGATAATTATAGAATTAGTCAGAAAGCATTAGACAATGGATTAAGGTCAATTGATGAAATAAAAAAATCAGCTGAAAAATTTAATATTTTAAAATATGAAGACATTACTGAAAATGTTAAAGCAGCTTGTATAGAAGATCAAGAATTAATGGGACGCTGGATTTCAGAAAAATCAATTTTTGAATTAATGACTTTTGTTTCATCTCAAGCCTACTTAAGATACAATAATAAACACTGGGGTTATTATAAATTTATCTTTGGTAAAATTTAATTATGATATGTTCATTTTGCGATAAGTACGCATATACAAGTATGATAGATAATAAAGGAATAAAATATTTTCTTTGCGAAAATCATGTAAAAAAAATAAAGACTATTGACTTTGATAAAAAGTAAATGCTACACTTAATCTTGGTTTGTGGGGGCTTACACTGAAACTCAATATGTACCAGGTGTCTTGCTTCTCTATCTCCTAAAAAAAGTTTTCTTTTTTATGGGGGGTAGGGGGGCTTTCCTAAAATCTAATATCCCCAGGTATCACTATATAATATATATATTATATATACAAGAAAAGGCGGGAAAAATCTAAAAATGAGACTACTTATCACCATAACAGCAATAGCCATAATAACTATCATATCTGGCATAGCAATCCAAATATTCTTTGGGCCTATAGCTTAATCTGGTGAAAGCAATTGTCTTATATACAATCGACTTTGGGTTCAAATCCCAATAGGCCTACTATGGTTTCACGTGAAACATGATATATAATGTATACATGGAACGAAAAAATAGCATGTTATATAAATATTATAAAGTTTTTCCAAAATATGAAGAATTTGAACAATTAACTCCAGAATCGTGGGTATTTCATAATTTTTTATCTGAAGAGGAATGCTCATCTTATATAAGTGAGGCTGAGTACTCTGGTTGGGGCAATATTTATGTATGTGATCTAGACTCTTTAAAAATATTGACAGAAAGATTAAAAGGACTTCTCGTTGGGGATACTGATAATATATCTGATTTTAAGCACTTTAAGCGTTCCCTCCCTGGACAAGGCATGTTGCCTCATATAGATGTATACGGGTGGCAAAATGATTATTTTAAAAATGTTGTATCAGATGAAAATCAAAAAGAACAGCTTTGCATAAATAAACATTCTTCCTATTCAACCTTATTATATTTTAATGATAATTATGAAGGAGGGGAGATAGATTATCCAGAATACAACATATCTTATAAACCTAAAAGTGGAGATTTACTTATACATACAGTAGAGGTTGTTCATGGGGTTAGAAATGTTATAAGCGGAATAAGATATTCATGCCAATCAAATATAGATCAAGATTTCTACTTCCCCAAAAATTTTGTCGACAATTTTAATGTTCCAGAAATCGATGAATTAACCAATACGGGTATATACACAGAAGATATTAATTTTCAATATAGCGTAGCCGCCGAATATGTAATAAATGATAGACTTAGAGAATATAAAAATAGTAATCCTGATATTAGTATTTATTCTGAAAGGATGGATGGTTAATTATGAAGTATGATATATTACACGGGCTAAATACACAAGAAGGAAAATGTCAATATTGTGATGATAATGCTTATGTAAAACTTACTATAAATTTAGAAGCTGTAGATCATGATCATAAGTGTGAATCTCGTTTTTGCAGTATAAGAAATGTTACATTGGAGACTATAAAGTATTTATGTGCCACCTGCCTTAACGAGAAATTACCACACGATTTTACTCATATGGGTAAGATAAATTATTCTGAGCAAAATGAATTGAGTAAATGATGTCTCTAATTTTCGGGTTCACTTCCGCCGCACTTTTTTCACTTATTTGGAGAAATTATGTTAAATTATGTAAATAGTGAGATATTAGATTTAAATAATATAATATTTAGTAAATTTGAAAAGTTATGCGATGAAGTATACATCTATAGAAATTTTTTATCTAAAGAAGAATGTGATGAAATAATAAAGAATGCAAAAGAAGATGATAATCCTATTTATTTTGAAAACAAAGATCCAGAGGCCAAAACTCTAATAGCTGGTGGAAGATATAGATGTAGTCTTATAAATAAATATAGGGAAAGATTTTCAGATTTACTCAATTACGATGAAGATGGCGTTGTAACAAAAGATATCTTTTATAGTTCGGCCCCATGGGATAATGCTGTTTTAAGAGTTGAAAATGGCGGGGACCCTGTACATACTGATTTGTATAATTATATAAATGAAGCTGTAGACAATTCAAAAATTAAAAAAACAGAAATTTATTCAGAAAATTTAATTTTGCCTTTTGCCACCTCAATAATATATTTTTCAGAAGATTTTGATGGAGGTCAAATATACTATCCAGAATATGGCGTAGAACATAAGCCTTCTTTAGGAGACATGATAGTACATAATAGTCAAGTTATACATGGAGTTCGTCCAATATCTAATGGTGAAAGGTGGAACTTTCAAAATAGTTTTTCTGCAAATATGTATCTATCTAAAGAATCACTAGATAGGTATGACATGAGTCAGTCTGACTGGTGGCAAGATGATTTTGATAGTAGAAACAAGAATGGTGATTCTACAAAAGAATTTAATAAAGAAAGATATAATGATTCTGCTAAAGGTATTCATGAAAAAGAAGAGTCAAAAAATAAAGAAAAATTTTTTTATAGAATAGATCAAAGACCTATAACTAATAGAAGACTTATAGATTTTGCAAAAAAACAAGGATTTAATACAGATAGATTAGATTAAATCTCTGGAGCCATATCGCTGAAAAATGCTGCAGCAAGTTCTTTTCCTTTTAGTCCAGAAGCTTGCATCTCTCTAATCTTTTCTTCAGTAAATTGTGGATTTTGAATAAGTGGTTTCATCCAGGCTACTTCGTATTCCATTGACTTGTCACCAATTTGTTCATAGTATTCTTTAGTCTTATAATTATAGAATGTTCCAGGATTATCTTCCGCCTTTAAAACAAAGTTTGAATAGGCATATCTAACACCAGATTTTACTTCTCTAACACCATGTGCATAATCACTAAATGCTCCATGTATAACTACGTCACCTTTATTAGGCTTATATTCAAAACATGGCCCATCAAAATTTGTAGTCTTTTTAGAACCATCTGGATTAAGGTTTGGATAAAAAATTTCTCCACCTTCAAAATCTCCAAAGTAAGCAACTAGCCCATAATCTATTTCACAACATGTTCTAAATACATCAGGCTGAGATAATAGGTGGCATGCACCCTTCCCTGGAGAATCAGAATGGACAAACATTCCATTATCGCCAGGTTTTACTTTTAAGAAGTTTCTAGACGGGTGAATAACATATTCTGGGTATATAAGCTCACTTATATACTCCCATATATCAATTATATTTCTAATTGGGTTTGTGGTTTTTTCTGCATACCAATCAATTAGTGTATCTTTATATGTTGTTACTAAGTTATCTTCTTCTTTTAATTGCTCTTCAACCATATCTATAATATTTTGAGGAATAATATTTTTAAAAACAAAAACTCCAGTCTTTGTTCCATATTCGTCTGTAGATGTTACTAAAGTTGTACATTCTGGTTTGTCATAAAACATTTATTTCTTCCTCCAAAAAAATAATTTATTTTTTATTAAAAGTATTTTATTTTCTATTTTTATTTCCATTTGCGATCCAACACTTTCTTCAGAATAATGTTTTGATTGAAAGTACGGAGAAAACATTGTATTTGAAAAATATCTTTTCGGTTCTCTATGCATTATGGAACCTCATTAACTGATTCATCTTCTATATCTTTTAATGCTTTAACAATTTCAAAGGCTAAAAAATATGATTTTGAAACAGTAAAATCTGGAGCAGTCATCCTTATAATTTCAGCTGCTTTTTCTACTTTTTTATTAGTTATCATACAAATATATTATACCACTTACAGCATAAAACCCTAGCAAGAGGCGGATCCGCTAGGGTTTTATGTAGTATATAGTATACTATTTTAGCAAATCATTTGCAAGAAGGGCATCATAAACTTCTGATAATAGGTATTGAATTGCTATCATACCTTCTTGTATTTTTGTTTCAACTTCTTCGGCAGACATTCCTGAACCATGTCCCAAAAATTTATTCCCTTCAATAAATTTTTCAGCCATTATGTTGACTACTGACTCTTTATCCATTGTTTTCTCCTGAATTCTTATAAGCTGGGGCAGGACCTAAAAGGAAGCCCTCTTTATGATATTCTACCATTTTACTAATTTGAAGTCTATCATTATCTTCCTTAGATATTATATTTGCAATAAGAGTGAGCATATCGTAAATTCTATGAAGCATAATATAATTAACTAATGGTAAATTATCCTCAAGTTCTTTTTCTTCTTCATTCATCAGATTTTACCTTAATCCCATTTATCGCATCATCTAAAGTGCCATTATTATTTAAATGCCATCTTAAATATTTTAAGAATACAGTTATAGCATTAGCAGCTATAAAATCTGTATTCATGTGTATACAAGGTATATTCCTAGATACCGCTCTCACTAAATCCTGGTCTAAATCAATTTTTTCCATATAGCACCTTTTCCATATTTTTATAAATCTTAATTCCTATATATTTTTTATAGTTGCAAGAAATACAGTAAATAAATATTTCATCATTTATATCCATGTTTGCAAAAAGAAGGCCTTGATCCAGCGGACAATCCATGCTTGGAACAAGACCTTCTTTTGCAAGCGTTAAATACTTAGACACTACTTGTATCTTAATATTTAACTCCTTAACTACTTAGGAAATTGATTTGTCAATTTCTTTGCCTTAACGATTGAGTTAGGCCATGATGACCAGTCTACACCGCCTTTGGTCATATAATACGTTATCTCTGCGTTAATTACTGGATCGAATAATGAATAATTACTATCCAGTTCGAACTTTTCTTTACGATCTGTGCCAAGAGTACCTAGCATATTGATCTGAAATAGTCCGTAGGAACTGTCTCCAGTTTTCCTGTTACCATTATAAGCCATAGGGCGTCCGTTAGACTCCGTTCTGGCAATGGCCCAAGCCATTTTAAGGGCTTTGCCTTCAAAACCAACTGCTTTAAGAAGGTTTACCAGCTCTTTATCCGTTAAGGATATAGATGGTTTGTATACAGTGTTGCTGAATTTTTCCAGCGTTGCTTTTTTCAGTTTTTCTTCTTGCTGAGTTGTTATCTCTGGTTTTACAATCAGAGCTTCTGCAGCAGGTAGCATTGTTTCTTTTCCTGAGAACAAAAACAATACAAGTATTGCTATTGCGGTCCAATGATGTATTACATCACTGAACTTTTCTTTTATATTCTCCATTGGCATTTCCTCCATTAGAGATAACGGACTATAATAGTAACATTCTTTTATAGAATATGTCAAGTCAGTCGACTAGAATAATATAGTTATAGTTAACTAATAATTGTATTGATTTTTAAATAAAAAAAAATAAAAGTCTTCCCTTCTATATATCTTTTTGGTAGAATTAGTACCTTAATCAAATTTATTAACCGCAAGGCGGAGAAAAGGTGCTATATGTCAAAAATTATTGAAAATCCATATGAAAATTTTATTGCATTATCTAGGTATGCAAGATGGATACAAGAAGAAAATCGTCGTGAAACTTGGGGTGAAACGGTAGATAGATATTTTAATTTTATGACTGCTCATTTACAAAAAAATTATAATTATGTTCCAGATGAAAAAATTTTAAATGATATTAAAAAAGAAGTATATAATAGAAATGTAATGCCATCTATGAGAGCTGTAATGACTGCTGGGGCTGCTTTAGATAGAGATCATGTAGCAGGATACAACTGTTCATTTGTTCCAGTAGATTCTCCAAGATCATTTGATGAAACAATGTATATTCTTATGTGTGGAACAGGTGTTGGCTTTTCTGTTGAATATAAATATGTTAATAAGCTTCCTGCAATTCC